ATTAGTCGGTATAAGTGCCAAGATTGTTTCTATATCATCTTCCAAGTTTGTTAATGCGCTTGGGTTTGAATACGTAGTGCTGACTATTTCAAGAGTTAGTCTTACGTACCAATTTTTAGTGTTACCAATAGATATTGGTTCAAGGTATGGGTCGCCAGCCAAAATAAGAGCTGCTGGTGGAATAATAATATCTGGTACGTGGTCGTATGCAGAATATTTTGTGTTATCTGTTATTGCGCTTTTAAGGCCTGCACGTAGCGTACTAAGAGCCATAGTTAACCTACTTGACTATTAGAGTCAATATATTTACTTATTAAACCTGTAACTTTGTACAAAAGGGTTCTGCCCATTCTGTATGGGGCTGGTGTGTAATCAAGGGCTTGTTGTGTGCCACCTGCAGCTAGTCTTGATTGGAATACGTCTACAGCAATTTGTAGCACAGCTTCTTCTATGGCTGCTACGCCGTTGTATTGGCTCAAATCGTTTTCAGCTGCAATACCGTTAGGTATTGTGTTATACCAATCTGTGTGAACTGATGCACCTGTTGTTGTAATTCTAAAAATGTATGGGTCTACTATTTCTGAAATTGTTTTGTTGCCGTTTACGTGTGCTTCTACGCCAGATATGGCAACTGTTTGTCCATCATAAAATTTGTGTGGTCTTGTTGTATGAATAGTTGTTTCTGTTGTTGTTGCTGAATAATGTTTGTTAATTCCGACTTTCCATTGAATAAGAAAATCACCAATAGCATCTTCTGAAGTGTCAATGATTGCGTTTAATGCTGTGTCATCGTAAAGAGTATTTGGAACGCCAAGTACAGCTCTTAACTGAGCTGCTGTTACTAAAACTGGCATTTTATTATCCTCTCTTTAAGGGTGAGGGTGGCACAGGGGCGAACCACCCTCACGTTTAGTTATTTATAGTTATGCAACCATAAATCGGTAAGCGCCAGCGCCAATTTTTGTAGCAATTGCGCCGTAGCCGTAGTAAGACACGTCAATTTGACCTGTGTTAATTACGTTTGTGCGTAGGCTCAAACGTGGGCTTTCGTACCAAGTGTATGCATCTGGGTTAGCAATAATCATTGAGTTATCGCCTACACCTGAGAAACTGCGTGATACGTATAGGTCTAGTCCTGCAACGTTTCCACGTAGAGAACCTACTGATACAGAACCACCAGCGTTTGATGGGTTAACTGCATTGTAGATAGGACGACCTGAGTCGTTTAATCCCATAATTGTTGCCCAAGCTGATGGGGATACAACTAAGGAACGTGCAAATCCTAGTGAGTTTGTGTAAATAGAAGCTGCACCATCTGCAACAAAGCCTAGAAGACCTGCTGCGTTGAAAGTACGGTTTCCACCATCTGTTCCACCAGTTGCAAGTGCGCCTGCTACTGCTTCGTCAGTTGCTTTAGCATAAGCAAATTCCATTTGGCGAACTAATTCGTCAAAAAATGCAGGTGAAGAACGGTCTAACAATTCTACTGAGAATGTTTGTTGTCCTGCGTATTTTTTAACAGAAACAGAAACAAAAGATGATGCCATATCTGTTTCAGATATTGCGTCTCCTTCTCCTTCTTCCGCAACTGTTGGTGCTGTTGTAATCTTAGGAATTTCAAAGGTCATACCTGCTGGTGGCAAAGTTGCGCGTGAAATTGCGTCTACTGCACCACGGTCTGCGTTAGCAATTCCGTTGATAATTTCTGTTGATTGTGGGGTTGGAATAAAAGCTGCGTTGTTTGAAGTTGTGTCAGCTGCCATTACATATTGACGGCTGTCTTCGTTTCCAAGTGCTGCTCTAATGTTGTGTTCTAAGTAAGAAGCTTTTGAGTTAATTGGGCTTCTTGGTGCTGTGAAGATTGCAGGACGCAAACTTTCTGTTGGTTGTGAAGTGTCTGCGCTTGCAGCTACTTCGGTTATTTGTGCGTATTCGCCAAACGCTGGAAAAACTACGTGACTGACTTCTTTTAATGTTGCTTCGTTAACAATTACTTGTTCACCTTTAGTTACATAGTCATCAATCATCGCGCCTACACTAAAGCCAGTGCGTAACCCATCCTGTGCTTCAGCCAGCGCATCATCTCCTGCATTTGTTCTTGCGATTTTGAATGTTCCGATAATACCTTTATCGTCTTCTTCATATCTTGATAATTTACCTATTGGTCTGGTCATATCGTGTTCGGTGAAAAGTTTGATGCCTTCACCGATTTTTAATGAGCCTTGTTGAAATACAACGTCGCCCATATTAGTATGTCCTACTTGACCAAAAGGAACAATAACGCCTGTTAATTCTCTTTTTGAAGAATTAGCTGCGATAATGTCGGTTGAGAATTTAATAAAGTTATCCATTTATCAAATCTTCCCTTTCTCTTGCTTCCTCTATTGTCATTACACCTAAAGGAATAAGTTTGCTGTAAATTTCTGCGCGTTCTTGCGCACTTGGACTGTAAAATTCTTCAAGATTGTATTTTACTACAGAACCACGCGGTGTTATGTCAATGTCTGACAATCTTTGAGTTATTGCTGTCATCAAGGGACGTAAAGATAAATCTATTAAACTTCTTCTTTCAGCTGTAACGTTTGAATAAGTCATTGAAGCTGCACTACCACCTAAATAATATTCAGGTAAATTTACAGCTCTAGCAATTTCTGAGGCCATATACTGGCGACTTTGATTTAATGTCAATTGTTCTGGGCTAAACCCTACTGACTGAAAATCAACGGTATCATTTACGAACGCTGTCGCGCGATTGTTGCGAGCCTCTTTCCAAGAATTCAATAGAGCTGTAACTCTTTCTGCTGGCATTGGCAAATTTGATTTCAAAATCATCGAAGGCACGGGCTCGTCGGCAAAACGTTTAACGGCTTTTTCTAAAGCGTAAGCAGCTTGTATAGTCGTGCCTGCTCTTACAAGTAAACCTTCGTCATAACCTGTAAAAGGTATTAAAGAACCTAAACCATAATTAGGTACACGTTTGCCATCAACTGAATAACCTGTAACGTTGTAACCTTGATTGCTATTTAATCCTGTAAAATCTAATTCTCTTGTAACTCTTGATACTGAAATCCATTCGGCGCTTAAAGGTCTGTTATCTGCGCCAAGTTCCATAATTCTTAAATAACCTTGACCTGTAAACAACAAATCTTCTGCAAGGAACGTGAAAACTGCTTGCGACGTCATTCTGGGGTCGGGTTGTCTAATAAAAGGTGGAGTTGTAACTTTGCTGTTGTTTGATTCGCGTCTAACTTCTAAAGGTAATGAACCAATAGTTGCACACATAATGTTTCTAGCTCTTGCAACTGCTGGTACTTGCATAGCTTGTGCTCTAGTAATTGAAGTAGTGCCAAAAAAGTCAAATGGTTGTGCTACAGCTTGATAATTGTAGGGCGCGACAGCAGCATCTACTTTGTTTACGCTGTCATCTGGTGTTACACCTAGTAGATTTTGAAAGAAGCCCATAACTTCTAATTCTTTATCATATTGTTATAATAGTCAAGCACCTAAACCACTACAATGTCTTGGTTTGAACCACGTATGCCGTACTGTTCGGCTTTGAACACAGCTAGCACCATTGAAATAGCAGCTGTTGATTGTTGTCTTCGCATAATATACCAAGCCCCAGACTCGTTTGCTTTTTTAATACAAGAGTTAACGCTTGCTGTTAAATCAGGTTGATTACTATGAGCAAGTCTACCACCACTCATAGCCGACAATGTTGCATCACAAGCTTGGTAGTAGTCGCTTCCTTTAATGACTTCTGCGTTTATCCCTGCTTGTCTTAGTTTGGCTACTACTGAGTCACCACTAAACCTGTTAGCAACAATTGCTTCAGCGTTGTAATGTTTAGCCCACTCTGAAACACGTCCAGCAATAATTAAATCATCTATTGCGTATTCTGATTCAACACATTCCATAAGACCTACAGCTATTGAACCATCATCTAAGATTTGTGTTCCTGTTAAAGCCCAGCTTGTTCTTTCTGGTGATATTTCTAAACCTAACCAAGTTGGTCTATCTGGTTTGAGTTGTAAGTTTGGTTGCATACAAGCATTGAAAGAACCAAGTGGCCAAGGGCTGTTCATTGTTGTTACCCACATAGAAAGGCACTCTGTCATAAAGACTTCTGTGGGGTCTGACATTCTTGCTTTGATTGCTGAAATGTCAATGGTGCGTCCTAGTGCAGGGTTTGCTTCTTTCCAGCCCTCTATGTCGTTTAGTTTTCTGTGTGGTGCTGCTGACCATTCTTGAAAGTTAATATCGTCTTCGGTATCTTTTTCAATTTTTTCTAAAGCACGCTGTCTAAGGTTGTTTAGTACAACGCTTTGGTGGTCACCTGCGTTACTGATAAAAAACCCTTGAGAATTAGGGCGTGCTTGCATTGTGTAAGCAAGAGCTGAGTATGCGTCAAAGTTTTTATGTTGTCTTACTTCGTCCAGGTAAACAACGTCTGAAGATAAACCTCTAGCTGCGCCTGCTGTGGGTGCAATAATCTTGTATCTACAACCTGTGCCTTTGATTTCAATTTCTTCACGACCATTAGCCCTGGTGATGTGTTTAACTTTACGTCTAAGCCAATCAAAGTTATCTACAACTTCAATGACTTGTCTAAAAGTTTCAAGTGAAAGGTCTCGATTCTGAGCTGTGGCTACCTGTAACTTCTCGTCCCATAGGTAAAGGCCAGCCAGAATACGCATACGTAGCAAATGTGTTTTACCATTT